CCCCATTATAAGGGTAAGAGAAGATACGGGGCTGTGTTACGATCATTAGTCATAGACAACCCCATACCATTATATGTTCTTTCAATGCACAACTGTTCCTCTGGAGACACATCGAAAGCCCAATAAAATGATGCGCGTGTTTGCTCAGAAATAGGGCCATATTTACGAGCACACCCTTGCATCATTTTGCGAACACCCCAACCCCAAACATCACGATAATCTCGTTGTTTGCGGGATGCAGTGGACCGCTGATACATGTGGTAAAACGATTGCCAAACCGGAATTGATCCAGCAAGGGCCATACCACCTGTGCCAACGGCACGAACCCAGGGAGCGAACTCACTAACCAGTTTAAATGGGTGCAAGCAAACTGAATCCTTACATATAGATATGCGAGGATCACGCACCATGTGATAATCAAAGGCTCCGGGCCCAACCCACACTGGTTGGGCTTGGCAAAACGAAATACGTTCAAAGGTATAGACAGGTGGCTCAATTACCATTGTAAACCCCATCTCCAAGAACCATCTCGGTGCTCTAGCAGCAAATTGCTGGTACGAGCGCGCCTCCATCATAACCACACAATCATCACCATTATTAACCAACTCAATATCTAAGCCTAAAAAAGAGGCAAACGAGCTAACCATAGCACACATAATTAAACATGCCCCAAGACTAGTATTCATATCACCTGATGCCCTAACACCATCAGTGGTAAATTGAACAGAACCATTACCAACACGACCAAAACAACGATTGTTCAATTGATAGTGAAGTAATTTCGCCAATCGCTCTTTGTGTTTCTTTTGCCAAAAGCAAGAGAGATACACAGAGTGCTCCCACTGTAGGGCCTCCCTAGACACGTGTTGATCAAACCGAGAAGCATCCATGCCCACAGCGACTGGTGAGACAAACCTATCCCACTTACGTCGCATAGCACACGCAACCTGACTTGCATTCATACCCTTCATAACAGTATCACGTCCCATGACTCTACCGATACTTTTGAAGATTCTCTCTTCAATAGGTCGCACATATCGACCTACCTCAATGTTATACCTTGTGTCACGAGGTGATATGACACGAGGAACTGGAATTTTAGACGTGAAATTAGTTTTCTCAAACTTCAAAAACGTCTTAATATGGGCATCCTTAGGTCGAAATGGGATAACATTCAGAGATTCTAAAGCATTTTGGTAAACCACTCGCTTGCGGCCCGAATAAGTATCGACAAAATTTTGTCGAGATATAGGGACGGTCGAGGGCAA